CCAGTGCGGTTCACACCACCCGAGAGTACAAAATACGAGGTCGAGGTGCTGTCTCCATAAATCTGCGTCTGCAACGCGCCGCCGCAATAGAGGCTGATCCCAGCGGCAGCGGTGCCCTTGGTAAAGATTGAAAGGCCGCGCGTTGCATCAGCAGACGTACCCCCTACGGAAAGCGATGGATTGTTCCCAGTCGCCCCACCGGTCGCCACCAGCACGTTGACGGCCGAGGCGGTATGGGTAACGAGGAACTGTTCCTGGGCGCTGTCATTGGTCTTAAAGTAATGTCCACCGGTGCCCTTCGTGGTGTAAATGGCTGAAGTATTGGTTTCACCCTCTACACCCCATGTGGCGGCATTGCCGGTGGTCCCCGGTGCTGTATAGGTATAAGTCACGCTTGAAGCCGTGCGCTTCATGTAATGCAGCGTGGTGGAGGTGTTATCGCTGAAGAAGATCATCGGGCCATTGCCCTGAGTGTAGAAATTCAACCCAAAGGCATCGGAATCGCCGGGATAGGTCTTCTGGGCGGAGATAGCCGGAGAGGTCGCAACAGGACCACCCACGACATTCACATAGGTACAATGGTCAGAGGACTGACCACCGGATCCTACGTTCATATTGATGTAGTCATCTACGATAGAATGGATGCCCCCTACAGGACCCTGCCCGGTCAGGCGCATGGAGACGCTGGCAATATCGGCTGAATAGGCCATGAGGATAACAGAGCCATCGGTTGCAGCCGCTTCCACGCGGTGACCACCTATCTTGAAATACGGGTACACATCACCAGAAGTGCCGGGGAAAGCCGGGTCAGGATCCTGCTGCACTACGAGGTTAAGGCGCGATTCAGAGGAGAAGCCAAGCTGATTGGTGGCAGGCAGATACATGCCACAGGCGGGGATAGTGGAAAGATTCGGGGTAAAGCTGTTGGCGGTGGCGGTGGTGAAGGTCCCTGCGACGGCAGTAGTACCCCCAATCACCGTGTTATTGATCGTCCCGCCGGTAATCGTGGCCCCAGCGATGGCACAGGTCGGGGTGTTGTTGGCGGTCAAAGTAATGAAATTGGTATAAACCGCACCATCTACATCATAGGCGGCCAGGGTGAACGTGTCTGCCGCTGCGGTATTGGAGCGAATCTGGAAAGCATTTTTAAACGAAAGCGCCGACCCTTGGAAAGTCATCGACCCCGTACCTAGCGTGCCGTCGCCGCCCGAGGCAATCATACGGAAGTTGTAGTCAATATTATTGGCCGAAGAGTGGAAGTCAATGAAGGGGGTATTTACCGTTCCCGGCTTCCCAATATCGATGCCGTGATTCGTCCCCGTCAGATTAAATTGGGTGGATTTGATCTCGGTATTGGAGGATTTAAACTCCGCCGTGGTACAGGTATAGCTGCTGATATCAATCCCATAATCCACCGTAGCAGAGCCGGAAGTCCCAATTAACGTACCGGTGGTGGCATCGATGGGCGCAGCACCCGCCATAGGACCAAACAGCATCCCATGCTTCCACTTGGCCGTGCCGCCCGTCAGGTTGGAAAGGCCGATCATGCAGTCGTAAGTATAACCCTGCACCTCATCGATGCCGTGGATCTGGATGCCGGATTTATATTTGACGGAGGAACCCGTACGGGCATTCGTATTGAATTCGCCACCGGAAAGGTTGGTGATAAAGGTGGCACCAGAGGTGGCGCGCACGTACCCATTTAAGCCAAAGTAAGCGCCCTTCTCTGTGCCAGATCCGCCGCCGTCGCCGCTGTTGGTGATCACCTGGCAGGCATAACCCACATAATTGCGATCCGTATTGGTCCCCGAAGTAATAGCATTCTGAGTGAGGACGGCGTAGACAGCGTGCCTTCCCCCTGCTGCTGCGGCACCACCAAAGACATGGCTTACTTCAAGGCCATTTACTTTAGTTCCGCCGCCTGTGGTGCCATCGATGGTGTCGGCGGTAATAAAGAACTTGTTAAAATTGTACTCTACCGATGGCGAATTGCCAGAGCCTGAGGTAGTGGCAAACAGGCTGGCGGCGCCCGTGATGGACCCGGCTGTGCTGACCAGTACCACCGAGTTTTTAAGCAGCTTCCCCGTGGTAGTGTCCCACAAAGCAATGGCGGTATTGGTAGCCGAGGAAGGACCAGTCACGTCGCCTCCCGCATTGGTTTCCCAGGCGGCAGTCGTGCCGTTGGTCGTCAGCACCTTACCGCTCTGACCCGTCTGGGTCGGCAGCCACGCGCTGAGCGAGGAAGACCCCACCAGCCCGCGGAAGGTCGTGAGTACGCCGTCAATGTCGCGCACCATAGGGATCTGGTCATCCACCTCAAAAGGTGTGCCGTTGTCGTACTCGCTGATCTTACCCATGGCGTTTCCTTAATTCTGAAATATCTGATTGCCGTCTTCGTCGAGGAGCGGGGCTCCCCACTCATCCTGCACCGCTTCTAAATCCAATTGATTGATCGGTCCCAGCGGCCGTGGATCCTTCACCGGCATTGGATCCGGCGGGAGATGCAATGTCCGGCGCTGCGGGTTAGGATCAAGTAAGCAAGTCGGGCATACCCGAAAGCCCGTGCGGCGCAGTTCCGTGCCATACCACTCGTATTGCCATACCAGCTTGTTGAGATTGTAAACGAACGCACACCGATCGCAGCAACCCCAGGTTTGAGGGTTTCGCGGATTCGCATAGGCTCTACCGTGCGGCCATCCCATAACTGATCCTTACTGAAAGTACCCACCCAGATCGGGTTGGATGTAAAGCGGCACGCGTTCGCGGTCTTCCACCATCGCCAGGGTCATCGCCTGCGTGGCTTCCAGCTTCAGATTAGCGGAAAGTTCCGGTGCATATTTGGTAGCAAGCCGCGCGGCGAGCCCAGCGCACAGCGCGTCAAGGAAGCGGAAGGGGATCTCCGCCGTCTGCCCCATATTCGGGTTGGCATCCATGATCCGCTTCATACGGTAATATTTCAGGGTGTAAATCCCATCCGTCGGCACTGACTGCCAGATATAAATCTGGGGGATCGGTGAGGTGCGATCAAACCAGAATACGGTGGGTAGCCCGCGCTGCTCCTTATTGGGCAGCATGGCATACTCCGTGCGCCCGATGGAGGTCAGGATGCGGTCAATCGGCTGCGTGCTCCCAGAAGGGGTTTGCGAGACATAGACATCCAGGACGATGACCGTGGTGGGGTCCAGTTCATAGGAAGTGGTCCCAGCCGTCAGGGCGATTTCCTGCAGATCAACCTCCCATAAAGACACCCCAAGATTTGACCAGGAAGCCAATTCCAGATTGAGGGAGCGGCGCGCCGAAATCATATGCTCGTTGGTGATTGACACGCCACGCATCTGCACCCGATCAAACGACTCTAAAATGATATCGGCGTTGCTTGGATTGAAGGCGTAAGTGTTACTGACGGCCATGATAACCTCAAAAAAGAAGGGGCCCCGAAGGACCCCTCAATGGAGCTTAACGTACAGAGGAATGGAAACTTAGTTCGAGATATAAGGCGTGTTCACGATGGCCTGGACCGCGCCAGTCCCCGAATTCACTTTGAGGCGGATCATCGTATAGGATCCAGAGATTAAACCCGCAGCGTTTGCAGCAAGGGCGGTAAAGCCGGTCACATCAAACCAGGTCGGGGTCGTCGTATAAATATCCCAGTTTGGCTTCAGGTCATTAAGCGCCACTTGTAAAGTGGCATTAGCAGTACCGCTGAATATCATCGCCGCGGTGCGAGTCGCTGGGTTCACATAGGTATCCAGCACCATCGGCTCCGTAGTCCCTACCCCTACCGTGCCCACTGAAATAGCCCCGGCCGTCGCAGCATCTACTGCAATGCGGGTAACCGTTTTGTAGTTCAGGGTACTGTTGGTAGTTCCTATGTTCGCGCCGGCTACAGACTCAGAAATGACCGTCCCGTTCCAGTCCGTCCCATAAATGGTGAAAGTACGGCCGGCATCATTCCCGGCGCATTTAACGCCGATGAACTGAGGGGGCGAAAGAGTGGCTACCCCGCCCGAGGCAAATGCCCCCGTGATGGTGAGGTTCCCCGCTGCGCCAGGTGTCTGGGAGAGGGAAACCCCATCATCATCGGGAGTGCCGAGCGTGAGGGAAAGGTCAATGTTGAATGACATCTACGGTTCCTTAGGACGGGTTAGCGTTTACACCAAGGCCAGAGGTATTGCCGTTCGGAACAGGGCCAGTCACGAGGATAGCCGCATTGTTCGACAGGTTGCCCAGCTCACCCACGCCGTAATAGCTGCAGTTATTGAGCAGCAGTTTACCACCCTGATCGGTTTTACCCGCCACAGCAGCGGCCAGCGTAGAAGTGCCGGAGTTGATGAAAGTGCATCCATCAAACAGTGCAAAGCGGTCAATGCTACCCGTCTCATTTGCATCCACAAAGAACGGAGAAGTGGCCGTTGCGCGCATGGCAAACGTACAGGTGCGGAAGATATTGCGGGTGGAAGCAACGCTGCTTCCATCCTTACGTATCTGTACGTTGCTATTAGCGGCAGAGCGATCTTGCGTATCGGCCCCAAAGTAGCAGTTTTCAAATACATTTTCTTCAGCGCCGTACAGCTGCAGTGCATAACTTCCGGCCTGACCAGCACCATTGGCGGAGCCTATACCCAGGAAGTCGATGTTGCCGAAGTAGTTTTCATTGCCAGTCACCTGGAACAGTTGTTCTGCGGTAGCCGCTTGACCGACACCCTGGAACAGGGAGAAGTTGGCGAATATACAGCCATTGGCAGAAACGGTCACCAGATTGGCGATATTGGCGGTGGCACCTGAGACGGTGCTGATACGCGCCCGTTTATTAATCGCCGGGGCGGTCAGACCGATCAGATGGGTGGCGTTCTTATTCCAATCCATCTGCGCGGAAAGGCGCTGGGTGGCGGTGGTAGAACCATCACCCACGATAAAGATCACATCGTTGTTGCCGGCCGTAGCCAGAGACAAAGCGCGGGTGATCGTCTTCAGGGGATTATCGGCACCACCGGTATTGCCATCATCGCCAGAGGCGTAATCGCAGTAGTAGTAGTTGCCATTGAAGGGCAGCAATCCCCCGGCGCCGAAGGTCGGAATGCCGAAGGAGGTCAGGCCATTAGGAAAGTTTGTGTACGGCACGGTTAATTCTCCTTAAATTCTAGAATTGTTGTTTCGGTAGATTGACGTTCTCTAAGATAGTCATAGGCCCTTTTCAGAAAGGCAAGATTGTCCTTAAATAAGCCAAGCCCACGATTACAAAGGGTACAAAGCAATCCTCGAACTGCATTTGTTTTATGGCAATGATCTACACTTAACTGTAGTGGCACTCCATTTCTGAAGGCGGTCTCAGGTTTAGAACAAATCGCACAGACACCTTTTTGGGAAACCAGCATCTCAGTATAATCGCTCTCGGTAATACCATACGATCTTACTAGATTGTATTCCCGAGATTTCCGAACGGCGGCTAGTTGCTGTCGAGGCATCTTTTCCTTAGCGGGAGATGCGATCCATTGGTGATTTCCTGGGCCAATAATTTCTTCAGGGTTAATAGCAACCAATCTATATCCTATCCCTGGACTATCCCCTACATCTTTAAGGAACTCCGAGAAAGTCTTCCAGCCAACCACCTGGTTAATTTTTCTAATCGTTTCCCAGCGGGCCCGCATTCTACGAGATTTTCTAGCCGAAGACTGCCTTTTTGAAGCTATCTCTAGCACGCCGTGCTTTTTCATTCGCTTATAGTGCATGAGACACATCCCTCGTGCGACGACTAATCTTTCGCATGAGTCAGCGACACACACAGATGGAGGAGCATCTGTCTGGGAGGTGTCATACGGCAGTGGGCTTGTCGCGTTTGGCATGGTCTTTCTCCGTTGTGATGGGTGGCATACTTTCGTACACCACCCACCTTAAAATACAACTTACGAGGAAGGGAAACTGCCGAAGAGGCAGCGCGGCTCGTTGTAGTTGAAGGAGTAAAATTCATATCCTGTCACCTTCAAGTTCATCGTATTATCATCGACAAACATGTTCATCTTGAAGGGGGTGACTTCCATATGCTGGAGGCCATCCACATCGGTCTGGATGAACCAGGCATAGTTGGAGGTGAGGAAGTCCCACGCTTCATAGCCATCGGGCAGGCCCATGACGGAACGAACGGCATTCACGTCGTTGTTCGCGGTGCCAGGGCGCAGTTCCGTCTTGGTCAGGCGGATTGCATCCCACACTTTCGCGCGCGGCACGATGAGGCGCCGGCCACGAGTCATGTTGAGCAGGTTGGCGTTGTCGGGGAACTTCGCAATCAGGGTCAGCGCCGATTCAATGGCAGACTCATTGAGCGAGGTATCCACCGTCGGACGGTTGGCAAAGGTGCCGCCGTCTACCGGATGGTCCGTTGCGCAGAGCGCCTTACCGTCACCGCCGATCGTGGTCTGATAGGTGGTGGCAGAATTGAACACATCGGCCGCATAGACCTGTTTCGTATTCGAGAAGGATTTCTGCAGCCCCAGATTGGAGGTGTTGAAGTCCTTCTTATACTGGTTGAATACGATGGCGGGCTGGGTGATCGAGTAACCGATCGCCACTTCCGTATGCGTCTGGTTGTAAATGAAACGCTGGCCCGAGTTGTTGTCGTAATAGATCGGTCCACCCTCGGTCTTCGGCACTGCCGTACCCAGGTAACGCATGGAAGCGGTTTGTTCGTTCGCCAGCGTAGCCTTGCTGGTTTTGTAGAACTTCTTCCAGGTTGCGTCGATTTCCTTGTACTTCCCTTCCACGGCAAATAAGCCGGGGGAGAGAAGATTATAAATTGAGCCTAAATTAACGGTCATGTCTCATCTCCTTACGCGATGCCGGTTGTGGTAGTATAGATCGTGGCATTCAGCTTCACGCGGATGATGTTGTTATCCAGGGTATTGTCGTTACCCGGACTTTCATAAACACCAAGGACTTTAAGCGGGAAGTTGGCGGTCGTGTTGGTAGTGGAATTAATCGTTTCCACACTGAGACCGGTGGTTGCATCGGGAGCCGTTGTCACGATATCTGCATTTTCACCAACCTTCGTAGCGGTGACTGCAGCACCAGACACGCGACCAATGAATTCCACATTCGGATCATCAATCACCCAGGCAAGCACACCACCAGCGATGGTGGAGGCAGGACCGGGCCAGTATGAACTATAAACCATTTTCTTCTGTACCGTGTCATACCAGCGGAACTGGTCGATGACGCCTACGGTAACGGAGCCAGCCGAAGCGTAGCGTTCCAGGTTACCGGTAGACGCATTGATGATGGCAAGGTCACCCTTGGCCATTGCCGTAGCGTAGGTATAGAGAACGGGGTAGGTATTGCGCGACCAGTTGGGATTTGCGTTGTCCCAGCGGTTCACGGCTTGCAGGCCGAAGCCAGTAGTCGGATTAGCCATTGAACATATCCTGTCCAATGAACCAGTCCATACAGCGAGTGTGGGGGAGGTTCGGTTTAAGATCAAACACCGCAGCGGGCAGTGTGAATATGAATATAAATTTACAGTACGATTTTCGGATAGTCAACTGTAATTCTTTAATTCGGCACTTCCATGCCAGCCTGCGGCTCACTTTGCAGACGCCCGACGCCATTGCGAACAAAGCTCATACCGGCGATGCGAGCGCATTCTTCCGGGTCCGCCTTGCCGATAGCGGCTTCCTGATTGAGTTTGGCCAATACGGCTTTTTTGCGTTCTTCCGCACGGGCTTCATCCTGCAGTTGTTTGGGGCGCATCATGAGAATCTGGCCTCCGCGCTCTACATAATCCTTGGTCCAGCCAGCCGGGCACAGGTCGGGAAAGAGCTTAGGTGGGTAGTTTTGCCAGCCAGCGAGCTTATCCATGATGATTTCTTCCGAACTGCAGGGCTGTCCGTAAATCATCGGCTGCTTCCATTCCACGACCCAACCCTCAGGGATGGCTTCGCGGGGTACGTTAAAGCGTCCTTCCGCAGCAGAGTCCACCGCACCGCGGGTAACATCCGCACGCAGGCCATAGGCTGCGGGGTCAAAGTTGGTGGAAGGACGCGCACGGTTTTCCGGTCCGGTCTCTTTCCGGCCTGCCGTCTTTGCCACAAATTTACCGCCCTGGCTGCGTTCGCGTTCCGGGGAAAGTTCGATATCATTATTATTCGTCATGGGTAATCTCCTTAGTGTTTATATTTGCCCTGCTGAATCAGCATTTGTTTGTTCTTCGCGTACTGCGCCTCGGTAAGGCCGAGCACTTCCGCGGTCTCTTTCTCTTCCGGAGAGAGACGCACCTGCTGCTGCATACGCCGCTGCGTGGTGGGGACATCCCGTGAGACGGGTCCAGCGCTCATCTGGTCGCCGGTAGGGCGGCGATTCGGATCTACTTTCTCGGTGGCATAAATCCCATCCAGATGGGAATTGACGTAATCGAAATAAGCCTGGGTGTTTGGAGTGATTCCATCCAGGCGGGCCAGCGTGTCCGCATGGATCGCATTGGCCTTGTACTTCGCATCCGTATTAAAGCGCGGATGGGCGTCAATCCATGCCTGTGTCGCAGGGTGAATGGGCGATTGCTGCGGTTGAGTTTGTGTCTGCTGCTGCTGGGTAGATTGGTTGGCCTTCCAGTTATCGAAAGCCGTCTTGTCATCTTCCAGCTTATCGAGATTGTAGGTGGCCTTGGTAAACTCGCGCTGCAGGGTAACTTCTGCCTTAGCGTCTCCAGCCTCCTTCGCGGCAATAAGCTGCTCTTGCAGGGTATCCACCCGCGTAGTGGCGGCCGCGATGGCCGAGGTGAGGTGATTCTCCCTTTCCTGTACCAGGTCCTTATGGGTGCTGCTCACCTGCTGGGCGGCCTCATTACGGGCCTTTTCGGCGGCTTCGCGGGCAGCGCGTTCCGCTGCAATAGCGGCGTCCTTATCCTCGATGGTCTTTTGCATCTTGGCGATGACTTCTTCGGGTGTTGGTCCTTCACCGCTTTCGGAAGTATCTTCCCCACCCTGTACGGTGTCTTCATTTTCCAGGGTGTCTTCGGTCAGCGTGACCTCTTCCTCACCTACTTCGGCCAGCGGGGCCTTCGGTTTCTTAGCCATTAGATATTCTCCTTCAGAAATTGTTTGTGGATTTTAGAAATAAAGCAGCGGCCATCCGGAATGGATGAAAGCGTAGTCAGTCTCGTCCTCGCCGCAGTGGCAAGGATGGGGTCTTCCTGCAAGTCACTCTTAAATTGCTGGGCAATCGCCGCCGCATCGCCCTGGCCCATCGCGGTTGCCTTGTAATAGGCCGTGAGGGTCTGGTTGAGGAGTACGACGGGATCCATTAGAGCACCACATCCGGGTCTTTCACATTACCGAGGATCCATTTATCCTCGATGAGGCGACAGTGGCAGCCATTCACACTCAGGGCGCGGCTTTCATTGGGCATATACATTACCCAGTCACCTACTTTTAACTGATATCCTTTGAATTTGGTGTAATCATCGTCCTGAAAGGCCGCCGTCCCCATCTTTACAATGAGACCTACCTTGCCCTGATAGAGGTCTTCTCGCTGGATCTTGGGATCCAGATATATCCCTCCAGCGGTCTTTTCCGGACGAATATAGGTGGCCACCAAAACATCCACAGGGCGGATGCTGATGATTTTGCTTAAATCACCCAGCTGTTCCCGCAGTAAATCCGCAGGGTCTTTCTCGTGCTCCAGAGTAGGGAGTTTTATTAACATAGGCTATTGATCCTTCTGTTGTTGATAAAGATTCTTGGCCACTTCCTGCCCTATTAAAAAGGTATTGGAGTAGGCACGGAGCTGGCCTTGGAGATAGCGGACATCTTCAATGCTGTTGCCGATGGTATTGGCCAGCGAGTGAGTCAGTCTCTCCATCTCCTTGGCTATCTCTTCCTCAAAGCGGTATTTGTAATCCGGCGCGCTCATTTTACATCCCGAGCCTTTTCCAGGCGGCCAAGGCCACCACCTGAACCGTATTTCATTTTCACGGTGCCCTGGCTGGGTTTCGTCCAGGTATCTTCTTTCACGGCGCCGCCGGTGGCATAGCCGCAGGTTTTCATCAGTTTCTTGGCTTCAGAGCGATTGTTCTTGGAGGCAGAGGGGGTTTTCATGGGGTTCTCCTTGGTTAATTCATGAGTAAAAACATTAGAATATCTTGATCGGTCGAGGGCTTCTTCTCCCACAGGAGGGGATCGAAGAACACATCATCGGAAGGATCGCGGCGTACTTCCCGTCCTGCGACTTCCGAGGCAGCCATGCGGCGGTAAGCATTGGAGACCACCTCCGGAGGGACAGCGGGCACCACCCCCAATCCCTGAGGAATGAAGACCAGTACCGATCCAAACCCGACCGCCATGTTACACCGGCACCGAAGAGGTCACAGGATCCGCTCCTGCAGTTCCCGTGAGGGTAGAGGTCCAGGCGGGGGTAGTGTCATCCTCTTCGTAAACCGTGAGGGTCGTGGCCACCACTTCATAGCGGTTCCTCAGCAAGCGGATGGCATTGAGCGGGCTGCGCGCGGCTTCTCCGGTAATCACCGCCATATCGGTCTTCCAGATGTTCTGTATACCGGCGGTGGAGAGGCTATAGTCGGACTTATCATTATTGGTGGTTACCGTAACACCCGCCGTGACTGATCCTACCGAACCACTGAGATTCCCCGTAATGTTCCCCGTCATATTAAAGGTTTGCGTTCCTGCCAGAGAGTATCCTGTTTTGTCGTTATTGGTGGTGACGGTTACGCCCGCGGTGACGGAGCCGACCGAGCCTACGACATTCCCACCAACATTGCCGGTTACCGAGGCGACAGCCCCGCCGGCATAGGTAGAACGACTGGAGACGGTCGCATTGAGATTGGTCCCCAGAATGTAGCCTGCTTGACCGGCACTATAGGCCCCTGGTACGGCGGTGGCCCATGGATCTCCGGCCGACGCCGCGTCCCCAAGTGCTTCTCCGGTAGAACCCGCATCCTGATGGGAGGAAAGGGTCGCATCCCATACGGCGTCCTGAACGTCCGTGATAGCGCCAGCGGCCAACCCGCCGATGTCGCCCACAACGCTGCCGACGCTTCCCGTCACATTTCCACCGACATTGCCGGTGACTGAACCGACGGCCCCCACAACCGACCCAACTGAACCGGTAACATTACCCCCTACATTCCCCGTGACGCTGCCTACCGACCCGGAAAGGCTGCCGGTGATATTGCCCGTAACATTGAAGGTCTGAGTGCCTGAGAGGGCATAGCCCGTCTTGTCATTATTTGTCGTAACCGTTACCCCGGCCGTGACCGAGCCAACAGAGCCGACGACGTTACCACCCACATTCCCGGTGACGCTGGCCACGGCACCGGTGATACTGGCAGGAGTAGAGGCATTAAGGCTGGTTTTCATGGTGGCGGTAAAGTCGCCGTTCGTGGGGGCATTGGTAAGGTTGGTAACGGTGGTGATGGTGCCGGCCGTGATGTTGGTGGTACTGGCTACCGTTCCAGGGAAGGTAGCGGCTAGAAAGCCAGTGGGTTGCGTGTAGGATGCCATGCGCGAGGTGATGGCCGCGTCAAGATTATTTCCCACGATGTACCCAGCAGTTCCGGCCCCATAAGCCCCTGGGATGGAGGTAGACCAGGGATCTCCTGCAGCTCCAGCCGCATTCAGAGCCGCACCGGTAGAGCCTGAATCCAGATGGTCAGCCAATACTGCGTCCCAAACTGCATTTTCAACATCGGTGACGGCGCCCGCGGCGAGTCCACCGATATCACCAGTGACTGATCCTACGCTACCCACCACGTTACCGCCAACGTTGCCCGTCACGGATCCTACCGCACCGGCGACGGAGGCAACAGAGCCGGTGAGATTCCCGGTAAAGGTCGTGGTGAGGGAGGTGGTGATGGTCGTGGCGGCATTGGTCCCGGCGATAAATACGCCGCCCGCCGAGCCAGCTGTTGCGCTGGGCAGGAAGTCTGTTTTGGTCTTGATCGCCCCTACATCGGAAGCGGTAAGGCCGGTCACGCTGCCAACAGAGCCGGAAAGGTTGCCGGTAATGTTTCCGGTGATAGCCCCGCGGATGTCTACGCCACCCGTCCCTGCAACCGCTTTGATACCATCAGATGTGCCGCCGTTACCTCCGGTCGATAGCAGGCCGTGCATGTTGGTTCCTACTGGTGCCAGGTTCACACCATGTCCGGAGGTCGTAGTAACATTTATCCCATTCCCAGAAGTGCCCCCACCTACAACGCTCAGGCCAATACCAGTGGCGCCGCCGGTGATGAGCATCCCAGCACCCGCGCCGCCGCCTGCGGCACTAATCCCGGCCGAGGTGGTTGCCCCGCCCGTGGCATTGATGCCGTGCTTGGTGGTGCCGGCGCCCGCAAAGGTCGCGCCATGGCCGGAGGTGGAGACGCTGGTGAGGATAGCATCACCGGAGGCAGACACGCAGCGCAGGGCATTGCCGGTGCCGGTGGCAGTCAGGACAAAGCCATGTCCATTGGTGGCTGCTGAGGTGGCAGCAATACCATTGCCGGTCGCGCCGGAGCCGGAAGTGAAGGTCGCCCCGTTGCCGGTGCCGTTGCCGGTAACCACCAGCGCCGGTGTATTGCTGGAACTCTGGGTGATGTTCAAGCCAGCGGCCATGGAGACGTTACCGGTGCAGGTCGTGGCACCCGTTACGGTCAGTGCGCCAAGGGTGGTTGTTCCTGAGTTGGAGCCAGAAATCAGTAACCCACCAGAAGCGCCGGCCACCGCATTGGGAATGGATGCCACCTGGTTATTCCAGGCCACGAGTTCAATTTCCAATACGCAGGGGGCCATATTCGCCGCACCCTTCAACATAATCACCGAAGAACGCCCGCTGGATGCCGCCAACGCTGCGTTGGGGATGTCCAGTCGGTAGAGCCCAGGCATGTTGGTAGCGTCAATTTCCTTAAAGCCACCCGAGGAAAAGGCAGAGTTGGCGGCAGCCAAGGTGGCGAGGGTGATCGCTGTCGCGGCGGTGGAAGTCCCGCTGAAGGTATAATAGGCCACCAATGAACTGGTATTGTACACCAATCCGGTCAGTCCTGCCCCCGTTGTGACGGAGGAATCCTGAATGAAGATATTCACCGATTGGCTGGTTGCACCAGCAAGTATAGATAATTTAGCCATTTATTGTCTCATCCCACCCGTCATATCCTGCATTCCCCCTGTCGTTTGCATCCAGGGGAAAGGGAGAATTGTTCCACCACCCGCCGAAGGGGTGTAAGTCACGATAATCAATCCGTTGGCACCGGCGCCGATTGCGCCTGCGCCACCATTCGACCCAGCGCCACCGCCACCGCCGCCGTATAATCCACCCGCGCCTGCTACATCCGAGCCTGAGTTGGATCCAGATCCGCCACCACCGCCACCGCAGCCATGTGTGGCGTCAAAGGTCGTTGCTGTTGCACCAGCCCCGCCCGTGGTTCCATTACCGCCACCGCCGCCACCGCCGCCGCCTGTTCCGGCTGTTCCTGCCGTGCCGTTTACGGTTGAGGCACCGCCTGCACCACCGCCAGTTCCGCCTTGGCCATTGCCACCGTTACCGCCTGTGGTTCCTGATCCTGCCGTGCCGTTTGCGCCGCCATTTGATCCACCACCGCCACCAGCACCGCCTGTTCCGTTTGCAGCGCCGTTGCCGCCCGCACCGTTAGGACCACCTGCGCCGCCGCCACCGCTACCTCCAGTCGAGGCCGTACGCGATGCTCCAGTCCCACCGTTGGCGCTATCAGCAGCGCCCGTTCCACCCGTTCCACCCGCCCCGCCAGTCGCACCAGAAGCATTACCACCGGGCTTAGCAACCATCGTCGTGGTATTGAAATGAGTATCCGATCCTGATCCACCCGCTGCTACAGCAACGGTTATTGAGCCAGAAAGACCGCCCACATTGGAGGCTTTGCGATATTCACCACCGCCGCCGCCGCCTGCTCCGTTTGAGCCATTACTTGATCCATTCCCGCCGCATCCAACCCCTTCAATGGAATTGGTAGAACTCCAGTCACCAGGGATAACATAGGAAGTAGTGCCGTTTAGGATGAAGGTTGTGGTCACGACTTGGGCGCCTTCATGGCACGTACCAACTGTACCTGTTCACCTACCCAAGCGATGCGCTCGGCGTGGGACTTACTCGCATAATCGTCTTGGTAGTCGCGTTTAGGAATACGCACTTCTACATGATCTTTGGGCGCCTTAAAGGCTGGGTCATTCAGTTGATATTCATAATCCAGCACATGAATCATGCGCGGCTCTCCCGTCGCCTCATCACAGATGATGACGTTGTGGGTGGCAGGCTTCCGGTCCATTTAGTGCTCGGTGTAGGGGAGTTCAGTGGGATCCCAGGGCTCGTCGATCATCTCTACCTGCTCGAAATTGATCTGCCCGTTGGAATCACGGGGGGCGTGGCGCACGGTCTTACGGCGCGGGCCGCTCATGCGGTCGATGGCATCGGCGAGTTTGGTGAAGGCATCGGCCATTTTATCATTATTGACCGGTGGGGTGGAGGTATCCGCCCCTACATAGATTCTGCCGCCCGTGGCGTAGCCCGGAGGCTCCTTCGCCGCGGCATTGATGGCGCCCATTCCCTCTTTGAAGGCCGAGACATTGATCTTCAGGTCTTCCTGGGTGAGTTCCTTGATGGTCTTCATCGGGTAAAGTTGCGCTTCGGCGGATGCGCGCTGGGCTTCTGCGGCGTTCTTCTGCGCATCGGTAGTCGCTTTGTCGGTCTCTGCCTTGACGTAAGCCATACCCAGTTCCGCAATGCGGGGATCTGGTGCCGGCGGCGGAGGATTGAACATGGTCTCCGGATCCTGAATACCGAGTATCTTGAGGCATTCGGAGTCTACTTTGCGGATATTGTAAAGCTGCGGGTTCTCAGCCGCCATCTGCTTAATCCCCACGGCGCGCATCACGCGCTGCATATGGGAGGATACATTGGGGTCGGAGGCGGGCACGAGGTTGATGTCTTTGAACTCTTCCGCCATTTCCCACTTACGGGCCGGAGTCGTGGCATAGCGCCAGAGGGCGGTGGGATCTTCAGCGAAGAGTTGCTTCATGATCTCAAATTCCTGCTGCTGTGAGGTATGGTTGCGCTTATGCACCGCATTGGTGACCTTCACGGCCTGCTCGATCATGGCGATGGTGGTCCCCACCGGGGCATCCTGCCTACCCTCTCCTACGGCAATCTCTGCCTGCCCAATCATGCGCCGTGCGTCCTCGGCGATCTTCTCAGCGATCGATGCGAGCACCACGGAGGGTTCTTTGTAGGGCAGCGGGAGGACGATA